GCTTTAATTGCGGGTATTTCCGAGTTTGGGCGCTACTTTGTCCCTAGTAAGGTTGCTGCTCCTAATGCGATCGCTGACATCATTAAGTTGGTCTCCGAATTGTTTAAGAGTACACCTGAAAAGAAAGAGTCTTTAGCTGAAGAACATGCCGGACTTGGTTCTAAGTCCGATGATCTGCTTCTTGCAGAAGAAGACGATGATGACAATTCTTTCTTCTCCACTCTTGGTGGAGCAATGAAGGCTGTTCGGTCGCTCGTCAAGCAACACCGCAAACGAATTGCATTCTTTGTGATTGGATGCATATTTGGTGTGGTGATGTATTGCTGGTTTTACCAGCGGTCTCTTCTTAAAAAAATTCTCACTGAATTGAACGTTTTTTCAGCTGAAGATGAAGAGTCTCACGTTTATACGAGTCCTACTTGTAAATCGGAAGGTCGTCGTAATAACGTTAATAAACGTGATCGGCCTGTTGTGAGACGTGGCAAGCGTTTCTACACTATCTATGATACTGACGTTGAAAACATCACGGAACTCTGGCATAATGGGAAAAGGATTGATATCCAACCCCGTGACCTAGATAAACCTGGTAGTTATACAATTGTACGGTTAATTGATGGTCGTAGGTACATCTCGGAAATTGTTGTCAATAAAGACGATGATGACCAGGGTGGTTATCACGAGTCGCGAAACTACAACATGGGATATCCTACTAGTGAGGGAGCTACTCCTAAGGGAACTAAACCAAGTGTTTTTATTCCTAAGAAAGAGTGTTTCCATGCAACTAATTGCCCTTTGAAGCTATCCTCCAGCGGTTTAACCTGCTGTCAGAAGATATGCAAAGGACATCATTGCACTCATTGGTCAGATTGTAAACCTGCTGACCCTTCAACTGCTCCGAAAGCTGCACCTGAAAAACCTGAAAGACATGAAGCCCTAGTGCCCTCGAACCCTAAGTTTAAGGAGCATAAGGATCTTCTTCAAGCTGTTGGGTCTCTGCGTGATGCTTCTAATAATCATATCACTTATTGCGTTTCAACTGGTGTAGGTATTTTGGCTAATACTCATGCATTGGGAAAGAAACCCACTCAAATCGTATTTGGTGGAAAATCCTTTCCTATGCCTGAAGTCAAAGTTCCAAAAGTCGGGAAGAATTCAGATCTAGTTGTCTTGAAAAACATCGATGGTCCAGTCGCGCTCAAGAAAGTTCATTTTTTGATCCCTCAACAAGGTCAGAAGGTGATGCTCTTGTGTGGAGACTCGCGTTCCCAAGGTGTTATTGAGGCAATTGACGAAGGCGCCTGTGGCGTTCAAATTCGTTCAACTGTTTCTTCTGAACCCGGAGATTGTGGTAGTCCATATATAACCCCTGAAGGGCGTATAGTGGCTATCCATTTCTCGGCTGGAGACCCTAAGCGCAATAATCTTGGTATCCCCATCTGCGAAGAACTCTTGCAGATGTGGTCGCCAAAAAACTGATGGAATGCCTGTGTGCGCCGCTGATGAGTAGTTCTTTTGAAGACTACGCAATAGCTGGGCGCACAGGCAACCTACTAAAGTGCTCTCGCCCTTTGGCTCTTGAAACTATTGGTAGGGTTCCGTTTCGTCCACTTGGAAATTCGCATTTCACTCGAGCTCCTTGGGTCTCTGACTCAATGATAGCTGATGATGCTTATCTCCCTGCCGTTATGACCGAAAAGGCCATGCGACTGGGAACCGTTAAGTTCTCTGAGCCTGTCTACGCCATCTCGGATTCTATTGTTGATAAAGCGCAAGCTTATCTTCAAGCTGAATTATCGAGTATTTGGCATGGGGACAACCTCATTGACTATCGATCTGCTGTTGCTGAACTTGATCTTAGCAAATCCCCTGGATTTCCGTATTATTACTGGAGTTCAGATAAGGAGGATGCTTTGTATAAGTTCGGGGACATTATTCAGGATAAAACATCACGACTATTGGCTGGGGAGGAAGTTCCTTGCGTATTTTCTTTTATTTTAAAGGATGAACTTCGAACACGTGATCGTGTATTGGATGAAAAAACTAGAGTTTTTTGTGCTTGTGATATTCATCATTTGCTTGCTAGCAAGATGATGTTTTCTCAGCAAAACAGCAAACTCATGCGAACTATAGGTCGTCACCCCGTTACCATTGGTATACAGGTGCCAGGCCCTCAATTTGTCACAGCGATCTTGTCACTTAAGTTTGAAAACAAAGGTGACCAGGCGTATGATGGCGATATTGGAGGTTGTGATGCC